ACAGTATGCAATACATGTTTAGCAAAACCTCGCTTTTTATCTTCTACTATTTCTATCCTTGAGCCAATGTCAATCATTTTTTCAATAATGTACTGGCGTTCTTGCTTTCTGAGTTTCCGATTGTTTAGGAGATTACGCAGCTCATCAAGAATTATTTGATATGCTTCGATTGCTTCTTTACCGTCATTATTTATGGCTTTATCGCACAGCGCGTAATAATGATCGATGATTGCAAGAGAATACTCTTTGAAGTGGGGAAATTGATTGACGCAGGCGATTGCCACTTCACGATCCATATCTGGAATAGCTGATACGAATTGTATCAGTTGATTTTTATTAATCCGACGAAAATCTTTAATTCCAAGCTTTTGTTTTACATCATTTTCTGTAAGAAGCGCAGTTCCCATATTCGTACCTCTCATAAACCTTTTTTAAATTATCTCAAAATTCATTCCAAAAGACAAGGTGATCATATGCTATCAAACACTGCCGTTCCAAAATATTACGGTCAATTCAGAGACGCCGTAATGCGCGGCGAGATTCCTGTTTGCGAAACAATCTCTTTAGAGATGAATCGTATTGACGCTTTGATAGAAAACCGAGGAGTTTATTACGATCCGGAAAAAGTTGAGAAGTGGATTGAATTTTGTGAGCGGGAGATGACGTTGACCGATGGAAGTGATCTAAAACTCCTTGATACATTCAAGCTTTGGGGCGAACAGATTTATGGCTGGTATATCTTTACTTACAAAAGCGTATACAAGCCGAATAAAAACGGTCACGGCGGACACTATGTTACGAAGAAGATAAAGCAACGCCTCATTCACAAGCAGTATCTTATTATTGCTCGTGGCGCCGCGAAAACTTTGTACGATGTTTGTCATCAGGCATACGGACTTGTTAACGATCCCGCAACAACGCATCAGATAACGGTCGCGCCCACAATGGATATGGCAGAAGAAGTTCTTCTGCCGTTTCGAACAGCTTTAGCTCGAGCTAGGGGTCCTATCTTCAAGTTTATGACAGAAGGATCATTACAGAATACAACGGGTTCTCGAGCGAAACGAATGAAACTCGCCTCGACCAAAAAAGGAATCGAGAATTTTCTTACAAACTCATTGCTTGAAGTACGACCGATGAGTATCGGAAAACTTCAGGGATTGCAGAATAAGTATTCTACGATTGACGAGTGGCTTTCATGTGATATTCGAGAAGACGTAATTGGCGCACTTGAGCAGGGTGCATCCAAGCTTCCGAATTATCTCATTATTGCCACGAGTTCCGAGGGAACAGTTCGAAACGGAGCAGGCGACACAATCAAAATGGAGCTTATGAAGATTCTCAAAGGAGAGTATAAAGCTCCTAGAACATCTATCTGGTGGTACAAACTAGACTCTATTGACGAAGTTGAAAACCCTGATATGTGGATCAAAGCAAATCCGAATCTTGGTAAGACTGTTACATATGACGTCTATCAGGAAGATAAGGAGCGAGCAGAGAATGCTCCTGCGGCTAGAAACGATATTCTGGCAAAACGATTCGGAATCCCGATGGAGGGATATACATATTACTTCACATACGAAGAAACCCTTCCGCATAAGAAACGAGACTATTGGCAAATGCCTTGCTCGATGGGAGCGGATCTTTCAATGGGCGACGACTTCTGTTCATTTACTTTTCTATTTCCTCTTTCAAATGGGTCTTTTGGAGTAAAGACGAGAAACTATATCACCTCTGTTACGCTAATGAAACTCCCGGCTGCAATGCGAGCCAAATACGACGAGTTCATGAACGAGGGCAGTCTTATAGTTCTTGAAGGCACCGTTCTCGACATGATCGAAGTATACGAAGATTTGGATCGGCATATTACAGAACGAGAATATGATATTCGATGTTTCGGATACGATCCGTACAATGCCAGAGATTTTGTTGAACGGTGGGTTTCAGAAAATGGTCCGTTCGGTGTTGAAAAAGTAATACAGGGCGCAAAGACAGAATCCGTTCCTTTAGGCGAGCTCAAAAAGCTTTCTGAGGAGCGGATGCTTTTGTTTGACGAAGATCTCATGACTTTCGCTATGGGAAACTGCATCACACTGGAGGACACAAATGGAAATAGAAAACTTTTAAAGCGAAGATATGAGCAGAAGATAGACGCAGTTGCTGCTATGATGGACGCTTATGTCGCCTATAAACTTAACCGGGAGGCATTCGAATGACATGAATAACGAATTATATCATTTCAACAAAAATCACGACAAGTTAGGTCGTTTTACCTTTTCCAGAGGCGGAGCAAGTTCGCTTCTCACTTCAAAACGAAAAGACCCGTGGCATGTGGAACAAGATAAAAAGCGTAAGCAAAAACAAGAGGAATTCATTAACAAGTGGGCAATAAGTGAAAACCCTCGACCTAGGAGATCTGATCCCAACAGCAACTTTAGGAATGCTGAGTTAATTGGCAGGGTCGCGGTTGGATCGGCGTTAATTGGTGTCGGTGCATATAAATTAGCTCAGAGCGGCGCTTTAGACAGGCTCATATCAAGAGGAAAAATAGTCACGGTTAGACAAATTCAATCCGGGAGTAATCAGAAGTTATATAAAAACATTAAAGATGAAGTGTCTGAGCATCGTTCTGCACTTAAGAAAACGTTTCTTGATGGAAAAATGAGTAGATCAGATTATATCAGGCAAATACGAGCCACTGCAAAGGAAGAATCCGATCTTCTTAATGACTACCTCAGGAAACAAAACCGTCTCTATTGACAATGGAGATTTCAAAATGAATGAGCTGTATCACTTTAATAAAAATCACGACAAGCTAGGTCGTTTTACTTTTTCCAGAGGAATTTCTTTGAAGTCAAGGACGAAGAGAAAAACTGAAACAAATGACAAAAGCGAGTCTAAAGGCTTAACCGATAAACAGAAGAAAGCGCTCAAAATAGGTGCGATAGCTGCTGTTGGCGCTTTGGCTGTGGTTGGAGGCATATACTTATATAAGACCGGCGCTCTTGACAAAATAGTTTCCTCCGGCAAAAGCGCAGCTGATAAAGCTGTAGAAAAAACCTCGTCGAGTTTAGTGGGGGATATGGAAAAATTTTCTAGTGATGCAATGTCTAACATTGTTCCTAGAAAGCTTGCCCCGGATAAAGTTCCAAAAGATCTGATTGACGCGTTCGGGGATTTGAGTAATGATAATCCTTTGAGAAAACAAGATGGTGTAGAAAATAACTGTACAAATGTATTTTTGGCAGCGGTCGGAAGAATGAGGGGGTTTGATGTAGCCCCAGGCTATCAGAAAAACGAAAGCGGAGAATTCGTTGGCGCTCATGCTGAAGATATTTTTAAATGTTTCCAAGGCGATGCGTACGATAGTATGGGGAATTCTGTTTTGAAAACCTCTAAAGGAAAAAACTTTGACACATTAGAAAAAGCATTTTCTGTACTAAAACGTCGATATCCGCAAGACGGAGCTTATGGTTATATAGACGGAAAAATCAGGCAACGAGGCGATGCGACGTTTTCACACGCGTTCATGTGGCAAATTAAAGACGGTAAATTGATAGTTGGTGACGGCGTTAATGGATTGAATGCTAACAGGTATTTTTCTATGCTTGACCCCGACTCTGACGTTCATTTCTTTAGAGCAGATGATCGCGATATAAATTGGGAAGAGTTTTCAAAGAGGGTGTTCAACATATAAATTCGCATAATTTTCATTTGCTTTTATGAAAGGAGAATCAAATGATAGAACCTATTGACGCATATAGCATTATCGAAAAAAATGTGGTTGGTAATAACCCGACAAAGATATCTGTTAGCGCAATGTTTGATTGTCGAGATAAATTCTATTTCGAATTTAAAATCGATAGAGATGGATCTGGATATGAAAATGTTTATTTTGTAGATAAGATGTCTGGGAAAATTACCAAGAAACATTATTTGACGGCTGCTATAGAGGGCGACCTAGACAAAATTGAACCTATTGACATTTCATCTTTCGCGAAGAAAGCCGAGTAACATCGGCTTTTCTTTTTGTTATAGAGCAAAATATATAGAACAACTCGGAGAGAATTCAAAATGAGTGATTTATCTTTCGGTTCCAGGCTGAGACATGCCTGGAATGCTTTTTTTAATAAGGACCCCACAAGAAATTGGAGCAGCTTCGGAGGAGGCAGTTCGATTAGGCCGGACAGAGCAAGATTCTCTAGAGGCCATGAACGATCGATTGTAACCGCAGTGTATAACCGTATTGCAATGGATGCGGCTGCGGTTGATATCAAGCACGTCAAGCTAGATGAAAATAATCGATACGTTGAGACTGTTAAATCCGGACTGAATAACTGCTTCGATATAGAGGCAAACATTGATCAGACAGGGAGAGCTTTTCTTCAGGATGTCGTAATGTCGATGATCGACGAAGGGTGTGTGGCTATTGTTCCAACAGATACTGACACAGATCCGACACTTGAAAACGGCGAAAAAATGCCCGGATCATTTGACGTTCTTACGATGCGTACTGGCAGAATTACCGAGTGGTTTCCCGATAAGGTACGGGTCGAAGTATACAACGAGCGAAAAGGGCGAAAAGAAGAGATAGTCATGCCGAAGAAATCGGTCTGCATTATCGAGAATCCTCTTTACGCTGTTATGAATGAACCGAACTCGACTCTTCAGCGTCTGATCAGAAAACTTAATATATTGGATGTCATTGACGAGCAAAGCGGATCTGGAAAACTGGATCTGATTATTCAGCTTCCTTATCTAGTTAAGACAGAAACAAAGAAACAGCAGGCGGAAGACCGAAGACTGCAGATCGAGCGTCAGCTCAGGGAATCGAAATACGGAATCGCGTACATAGACGGCACGGAACATATAACTCAGCTTAACCGGTCAGTCGAGAATAATCTGATGTCGCAGATTGAATACCTAACGAGTATGCTATACAGCCAGCTAGGGATCACTCAGACGATATTGGACGGTACTGCGGATGATGCGACTATGCTGAATTACTATAACCGTACGATCGAACCGATTCTCTCGGCTATCACAGACGAAATGAAAAGAAAGTTCCTTACTAAGACGGCGCGTTCACAGGGACATTCTGTTGAATTCTTCAGAGATCCGTTTAGACTTGTTCCTGTTTCACAGCTTGCCGAGATAGCTGATAAGTTCACTCGAAACGCAATCATGACTTCGAATGAAATGAGGCAGATTGCCGGTATGAAACCGTCAGATGATCCGGATGCAGATGTTCTTAGAAATAAGAATCTGAATCAGGAAAAAGATGCAGTGCATCCGCCGGTGCATGAAGAGGGTGAACTTGAAACCGAAGGAGGATAAAATTCAAAATGGAGAAATACGATTTCAGTGGCTATGCCACAAAAGCAAATCTTCTGTGTTCAGATGGTAGAGTTATCGGACCGGATGCATTTGCCGATCAGGATAAAATGAAGGTTCCGCTTGTATGGAACCACAAGCATGAATCTCCGTTTAATGTTCTTGGGCATGCGCTCCTCGAACGAAGAGACGACGGAATGTATTCATACCTTGCATTTAATAATACTGAGCAGGGAGAGAACGCCAAGACACTCGTAGAACATGGAGATGTCGTGGCGCTTTCTATTTATGCAAATAAGCTTAAACAGCAGGGTAATTTGGTTACTCATGGCCAGATCAGAGAAGTAAGTCTGGTTCTTGCCGGAGCAAATCCCGGAGCTTATATCGATGATTCCGGTATTAATCATTCGGACGATGCTGAATATGAGGCTGTAATTTATACGGATCAGCCGGTAGAGATGTATCACGCCGAAGAAGAAAAGAAAGAAGAAAAGAAAGACATGGCTGATTCTGAAAAGAAGAAAGAAAGTGAAGAGACCGTAGAAGACGTATTCAACACTCTCACTGATAAGCAGAAGACAGTAGTATACGCAATTATTGGCGAAGCGCTTTCGGATAAGGAAGGCGACGATGACGATGAAGGAGATTCCAAGATGAAGCACAATGTATTTGAAAACGATGAAAGAAACGAAAATGTACTCTCCCACGCTGACCAGCAGATGATTCTTGAAGCGGCTAAGTCTCCGCAGGTAGGCTCGTTCAAGGCCGCTCTCGAGCTTTATGCCGATGAGAATGACCTGCAGCATGATGCAGTTAGCAGCGGCTTCTATCAGACAAGCCCGTCTGAAGGCGCCGGTAACATTACCTGGCTGTTCCCGGAATACAAAGATGTCAGACCGGGCGCACCGGAACTTATTACCAGCGATCAGGGCTGGATTGATGTTGTTCTTAGAAAGGTTCACAAGAGCCCGATTTCCAGAATCAGAACCGGTCAGGTTGATATCCGGAACATCGAAGCTCTTCGTGCCAGAGGATACCAGAAGGGTAAGCAGAAGTCTCAGACTGGAAACTTCAACCTGGTAAGAAGAACGACCGACCCGCAGACAATCTATGTCAAGAGTGCTCTGCACAGAGATGACATTATCGATATCACCGATTTCGATTATGTTCAGTATCTGTACAACATTGACCGTATGAACCTGAATGAAGAACTTGCGACAGCAATTATGCTCGGCGACTTCCGTGCAGACAACGCAGACGACAAGATCTTTCCGGAACATATCAGACCGATTTGGACAGATGATGAACTGTATACAATGCACTATGACCTCAATGTTGAAGATGCTCGCGCAAGACTTCAGGGCACGGAAACAGGTTCTTACTTCGGTGATAACTACATCTACGCAGAAGCTCTTATTGAACAGTGCCTGTATTCTCGTGAGAAGTTTAAGGGAACCGGAACTCCGGATTTCTACATGACTCCGCATATGCTTAATGTCATGCTTCTTGCTCGTGACCGTAACGGCCGCAGAATCTTCAGCGGCAAGGCTGAGCTTGCTTCCGCGCTTAACGTCGGTGAAATTTATACGGCTGAACAGTTTGCCGACAGAACACGTACCGATGAAGGCAATGCACAGCATAAGCTTCTTGGTCTTATTGTCAACCTTGCTGACTATTCGGTTGGCTCCACAAAGGGTGGCGAAATCACTCACTTCACACAGTTCGACATCGACTTCAACCAGCAGAAGTCACTTCTTGAGACCAGAGTATCCGGTGCTCTGACCAGAGTTTACTCCGCAATCGCAATCGAGGAGCCTGTCTCCGGAAATTAATAGGAGGATTAAACTATGGCTACTATAAATGACGGATTGAGGAAACTGATTAATACTGTTAAAAGCGACGACGATGAACCATGTAACCTTAAGACGAGGCCGGAGCTTGTTAATGCATTTTTGGTTCAGTTCGTGACTGCGCGTATTATTGACCAAGACATCTCAGAAACTTTGACTTCAACGGTAACAGCTCAAAAAACAATCGGCGGAAAATTTAATGCACTTGCTGATGCAATGGAAGCATTAGAAAACGTGGGACCTAAGTAACTATTCAAAATGGAGGGAAATTCTGAAATGGCAAAGTTCTGCGGAAAAATAGGATTTGGCGGGACATTTGAGAAAAAGCCCGGAGTATATGAAATTGGTATCACTGAGCATGAGTATAGCGGAGATGTTTTAAGAGATATTACTCGTATGGAGAACTCTGGTCAGGTTATTGACGATATCAACATCTCCAACTCTATCAGCATAATCGCAGATCCCTACGCATTTCAGAATTTCCATTCTATAAAATATGTCACCTGGATGGGAGCTAAGTGGAAGGTCAGAAGCGTTGACGTTCAGTATCCGAGGCTCATCTTATCGATAGGAGGAGTTTGGAATGACGAGGGAGGAGCGGAGACTTGAGCTCCACGAGACTCTATGCAATATCCTAGGGTCTAGAAATGTTTATTTTCAACCGCCGGAATCGGTCAAGATGAAGTACCCAGCAATTCGATATTCGTTGAATAATATCGATAATGACTACGCGGATAACAAGGTATATCTTCAGGATTATTCTTATTCGCTTGTGTTCATAACCCGAGATCCGGATGATGATGTTGTAAATAAACTTTCGCAACTACCAAAATGTAGATATGATAGATTTTTTATATCTGATAATTTAAATCACTATTTCTATGTAATTTACTATTAAATTGGAGGAAACTACTATGGCTAAAATGGTATGGGACCAGATTGGCGAACGTCTCTATGAGACTGGTGTAGAGCAGGTTGCTCTTTTTGTAATGAACAGCGGCACATACGACAAGGGTGTCGCGTGGAACGGTATCACAGCGGTTAATGAGAATCCGTCCGGAGCCGAAGTCACAAAGCTTTATGCTAATGACTCTGTTTATCTTAATATGATGTCGGTTGAAGAGCTTGCTCTCGGCATCGAAGCTTATACTTATCCGGATGAATTCGCAGAATGCGACGGCTCTGTCGAGCTTGCTCCGGGCGTCTATGCCGGACAGCAGAACAGAAAGCATTTCGGTCTGGTTTATAAGACTCTTGTCGGAAACGACGAGCTCAGCACAGACTACGGCTATAAACTGCACATTGTTTATGACTGTCTTGCTTCACCGAGCGAGAAAGGTCATGCTACTGTCAACGACAATCCGGAAGCAACCACTATGTCTTGGGATGCCACCACAACACCGGTAACTATCCCGGGTGCTATCAGAAAAGCAGCAGGCTTCGACATCGATTCAACAAAGGTCGACAAAGATAAGCTTGCTACTCTTGAAGGAATTATTTACGGAGGCGAATCTGCGGAACCGACTATGCCGACACCGCAGCAGGTAATTGATACGCTTAAGGATGTTACTGGTGTCACGGGGAATACCTGAGTAACAGGAAACTAATTAGAAAATTCAAAATGAAGATTTTTGGGCTCCTGGGAAACCACGAGCCCTTTTCTTTTTCTGAAAGGAGAAAACATGCTTAGGAAGTCTATCACTTATACCGATTATAACGGTGCTGAAAGAACTGAAAATTTCTATTTTAACCTTACCAAAGCTGAACTGATGGAAATGGAGCTTAGCGTTTCCGGCGGATTTACTGATATGATTCAGCGAATCATCGACGCACAGGATACCCCGACGATCGTCAAAATTTTCAAGGAACTTATCCTTAAATCTTACGGCGAAAAGAGTCCGGATGGTAAGAGATTCGTTAAGTCCGCAGAGCTTGCTGATGCATTTGCTCAGACCGAAGCGTATTCAAATCTTTTCATGGAGCTCGCAACAGATTCCAAAGCTGCATCTGATTTCGTAAACGGCATCATTCCGCAGGATATGGCAGCTCAGATTAAGTCTGAGACTCCGGTCGTTCCTGGAAACTATGTGACACCGGTTCCGGTTCCGGGAGACGCTAATCTTATCGCAGATACAAATAAATAAAGAGGTATGGAGAATGCTTCAGATTACGGTGCCGGGAAGAGAAGACTGGGATGAAATCAGAAATGAATTTGTTTCAACAAAAGAAACGACGCTGCAACTGGAGCATTCTCTTGTTTCTGTGTCGAAGTGGGAATCTAAATGGCACATTCCATTTCTAACCAAACAGGAGAAAACACTCGAGCAAACAATCGATTATGTTCGTTGTATGACGCTCACGCAGCATGTTGATCCGAATGTTTATCGGAATCTTACAGTCGACAATCTGAAAGAGATTTACGCATATATCGATGAAGAAATGACAGCCACAACCGTATCGGACGGACACCAAAAGACTGGTCGGAGGCAGATTGTCACATCAGAGCTTATCTATTACTGGATGATTGCGTTTAACATTCCCTTTGAATGTCAGAAGTGGCATTTAAGTCGTCTGATTATGCTTATACGCGTTTGCGAAGCGGAAAACAGGCAAGATAAGAAGAAGATCAGTAAGAAGGATATGTATAGCAATCGTGCTGCTCTGAATGCGGCAAGAAGGAAGAAATTCAACTCGCGAGGTTAATAACATGATTACGATAAAGCAGAGTGGCGATTTTAAGAGGGTTACCGGGTGGCTTGAACGAATAAAAGAGATCGCGAAACTCGGTATCCTCGATAAGTACGGCAGAAAAGGAGTTGAAGCATTATCCTCTGCAACGCCAGTAGATTCTGGTCTTACTGCTGCGTCGTGGTCTTACGAAATTCAAAATGACGGAAAATCTGCTTCGATCGTATTTAACAATTCAAATGTTAATCGAGGCGTAAATATCGCAATTATTTTACAAACCGGACATGGTACTGGAACAGGAGGCTGGGTTCAGGGTCGAGATTATATCAATCCTGCAATCCAGCCTATTTTTGATCAGCTTGCAGAAGAAGCTTGGAAGGAGGTAACGAGAGTATGAGCCAGACAATTGATCAAAAAGTTGTCGAGATGCAATTTAACAATGCTCAGTTTGAAAGCAACGTTAAAACGAGTCTCTCGACCCTTGATAAGCTTAAAAGTGCTTTGAATTTTGGAGGCATGACAAAAGGGCTGGACAGTCTTGACCAAGCTTCAAAAAATATAGATTTCAGTCAGATGGCTAACAGCCTTTCCGCGATCGAAAAAAGATTTTCGACTATGGGGATAATCGGAAAGACTGTCATCGAAGAACTTACGAAATCGACGATCGGATTTGTTAAGAACGGGATCGGCTCTGTTGTTGGCGCTATGGCGTCCGGTGGTACTAGAAGAGCATTTAACATCGAAAATGCACACTTCCAGCTGCAAGGTCTCCTTAAGGACGAGGAGAAGGTTAAGGCTGTCATGGACGATGCGATGCAGTCCGTCGACGGAACTGCCTATGCTTATGACGAGGCAGCTAAGGCAGCATCGCAATTTGCAGCTTCTGGAATGCAGGCCGGCGAAGAAATGCAGTCCGCGCTCAAAGCTATTACGGGCGTTGCTGCAATGACAAACAGCGATTACGAGAGTATCTCTCGAATTTTCACAACGGTAGCAGGCAACGGAAGATTGATGGGCGATGAGCTTCTTCAGTTATCTTCTAGAGGTATGAATGCTGCCGCAACTATCACAGAATATTTCAACGGCGTAAACAACGGTTCGATAAAAGCGCGGGAATCAGTAACCGCGGCGATTAAGGAGATTTCATCTGGAACACAAGTTACCGAGGCCGATATTAGAGATCTCGTGTCGAAAGGCAAGATCTCTTTTGAGATTTTTTCATCGGCAATGGATAACGCGTTCGGAGAGCATGCGAAAAAAGCAAATGAAACCGTAACCGGTGCATTTTCCAACGTTAAGGCCGCTTTATCCAGAATCGGTGCTGATTTCATTTCTCCCCTGATAGAGCAAAATGGCCCTATAGTTCAGTTCCTCAATACTTTGCGAGAGAGGATCAATGAGATTCGGACAATCGTTTCGCCTTTCGCTGATTTCTTTACGACAACTATAAATGACACAGTTACCAAGATAAACGGTCTACTGGGTCACTCTCTCCTCGACGGACCTTTTGGAAATTTTTTAAAGAGCAAGAATTCCGACGTATTAAACGCGAAAGACTTGTTCAATCTTAATTTCGATGAGAAAACATACGCTGCATTTCAGAAGGTACTAATTGATACTGCCAAAGAGCACGGCGTAGCAATTGACGAAATGATCGAGAATGAAGGAAGTTTTAATGCCACGATAAAGAATGGCTGGCTTACTTCAGATATCTTTAAAGAAGCCGTTTCAAAAATAACGGATGGGTCATTAACTAAAGGCGCTGAGAAAACCGCGGAAGACCTTGAACTAATAAAGAAAACCGCGACAGAGGTAATCCAGGGTAACTGGGGGGACAGCTGGACAGATAGAATCGAAAAGCTCACAGAAGCAGGTTTTAGCGAGCAACAAATACAGAGTATTCGAGATTATGTGAATATTCTAAGTGAATTGACCGGCGGCTCTTGGAATCTTACAGATGCTATTTTTAGTGAAGCCGACGCCAGACTTCAAAATAAGGAGACTATTGAGGAAGCTTCTGACGAACAGCTCAAGAATATGGGCTACACCGAAGAAGAGATTAAACTTCTTAGGGATTGGGCAAAAACAGCCGACGAAACCGGGGGAGCGGCAAATGAAGAGCTTTCTAGTCTATTAGATAGACTTAATAAGCCTCAGGGTATTTTTGGTCTATTTCAAGGTGTTGTATCCGTTTTTTCAAAGATTAAAGAATACCTTGTAACGGTTAAAGATTCTTTTGTTAGTGCGTTTTCTTCGGATACGTTTTCTAACGTTAAAGATACCCTTTTGGGCATTTGGTCGGCAATTAAGCTTGTCGGGTCAACGCTGGCCGCTATTTTTGGTCCGTTTTTTATTTCTGCCGCTCAGGTTCTTGGAAGCGTTCTGGATGGGGTTTTAAAAGTCGCGGCCGCAGTTGGACGTCTGATAACAAAAATATATGAAACTTTAAAAGCCTCTGACACATTTAACGCGCTACGTGAATCATTCACCAAAATCTTTTCTGGCTTAGCAACGGCGATTTCAAAAATAATAAATGTTGTTGCTCCGTTTTTGACCAATGTGATTGACAAAATCACATCCAAAGTGCCGGCTATTCATGCAGCATTAAGTAATTTGTTAAACTTATTCAGGCAAAAAATAGCGGCACCTGGTTTTGCAATTGTATCTGCTCTATTAGATAGAATTAAAACTCGTTTTGCCGGTGTTTCCGAAACCGCAGTTAAAGCAAAGGACGCAATATCTGAAACTTTCGGAAAAATAGGAACCGCATTGAAAAACAGCGGTATTTTAAATGTCATTACCGCCGTCTGGAATGCGTTGAAGTCGATTGGGACCGCTATAGCGTCTATTATTGGTAACAGCTTAATGTCTATCATCGATAAGATTGCTAGTGGCGATTTCAAAGGCGGTTTTGATATTCTTAATTCTTTTATTTCTGCTGGAATAGGTGTCGGAATAATCAATTTTATAAAAAGCCTAAAAAGCAGTGTTGAGGGATTTGGTGGTATTGGAACAGGTATTAAAGATCTTTTGGGCGGATTGAGCGATACATTAAGCGCGTATCAAGAAAAACTCAAGGCCGATGTGCTGATGAAAATTGCGATTGCAATTGGAATCCTGGCAGGTTCACTACTGGTGTTATCTTTGATAGATAGTGAAAAGTTATCTATGGCATTAGGTGCTATCACTGTGCTTTTTGCAGAGCTAGTTGGTGCGATGGCGCTTCTGACAAAGATAGCTGATGGAAAAAAGATCAGGGGCGTTTCAACCGCAATGGTCGCAATGGCTGCCGCAGTTCTCATCCTTTCAATAGCTTTGAAAAAGATTTCGTCGATAGACGGTAAGGACATGATTAAAGCCCTTGTTGGGGTTGGGGTCTTACTAGCGATGGTTGTTGTCGCCGCAAAAGCTTTATCTAGCAAAGGAAAAGCCGCAATAAAAGGCGGATTGCAGATGATTCTATTTGCTGAGGCAGTAAAACTTCTTGCGGATGCAGTGCTAAAGCTTTCCAATCTCAGCTGGAAACAACTCGCGAAGGGGCTAGCTGGCGTTGGCGCTTTGCTGGCAGAGATTGCCATTTTCACGCGAATTGCATCGTTCGATAAGAGAGCTATATCGAACGCATTAGGCATGCTCATACTAACATTTGCTATAAAACGGTTGGTGGATGTAGTGAAAGTATTCGCGGAAATGAATAAGGAGCAGATCATCAAAGGAATAGCAAGTTTAGGTGCTGTTCTTTTAGAACTTGCTTTATTTATGAGATTATCCGGCGATCCTAAGCATATGCTTTCCACAGGTATTGGTATGATCGCGATGGCTGGCGCTCTGAAAATCCTAGCGGGGGTTGTCAAAGATTTCGGAGACATGCCGATAGAACAGCTTGGAAAGGGCTTACTTGCGATGGCTTTTGCGTTAGCGGCGATAGCGCTAGCAGTAAACCTAATACCAGCACGAATAGCCTTGATCGGACCGGCTATGATACTTATAGGCGGTGCTCTCATTATGATGGCTCATGTCATTAAAGAATTTGGCGGAATGGAATGGGAGCAGTTAGGAAAGGGCCTAGCTACTCTTGGCGGTAGTTTAATCATAATTGCAATAGCGTGCAACTTAATGAAAGGTGCACTCGGCGGAGCCGCAGCAATGATCGTTATGTCTGTGGCTATAGGGATGCTTACTCCATCATTAAAAGCTCTCGGAAAAATGAAAATGAAGGAAATCGGAAAAGCGCTCCTTGTTCTAGCCGGAACATTTGTTATATTCGGAGTTGCAGGTTCTGTCTTGGGTGGAGTTATTCCGATACTACTTCTCTTATCGGTCGCAATAGCGGCGTTCGGCGTTGGTATCCTCGCAATAGGAGCAGGCACTTTAATTGCGGGGATCGGTCTGCAAGCATTAGCTGCCGGGATAAAAGATCTTGGCTCCGCGATGGCTTCTAGCGCTAAAGATATAGCACTAGGATTAAAAGATATAATTGTCGAAATAGTAAAAGCTCTTCCAGAAGTTATTAAAAGTTTAGGTCCGGTTATAGGCTCTATTTGCGACGTTATTATCGAAAATGCCCCAAAGATCGGTAAAGCTTTTAGGGCTATGGTCATCGAAGCGTTGAAGACCATAGATCAGCTAGTTCCTCGAATAGTAGATACTGCACTTAATGTTTTGGTAAAGGTTCTTAATGGACTTGTTACGCATGGAGCAGAAATAGGCGAGGCATTATCGAAACTTATTTCAGGAGCACTAGACTTCATTAAAGTCAATGGCGGAGAATTTGGAAATAAGATCTTAGATATTATTATTGGCGGATTCAGGCTAGTTTCCGAACGGGCCGGTGAAATAATTGAGATTGTAGGAGATCTCGGAAATAAATTAGGACAAGCAATTGGTAAATTTATTGGCGGTATAGTTTCTGGTTTTATCGACACAACAAGCGAATCTTTAGCTGGCGCTGGAACTGCGTTATCAGCATTTGTCGATAATGGTAAGAGTTTCTTTGACGCTCTTCCGAAGTTTAAAGAAAACGGCGCATTAGAAGCGGTTGACAATCTGATTAGCATCGTTATGAAGATGACTGCGGCCACGCTTCTTGACGCTATCACAGAGTTTCTTTTAGGGAAAAGCGCAGCAAAGTCATTCACAGACACGATGACTCAGCTCGGAAAGGGAATGACAGCCTTTGCTGACAATTTGGGTGATAGTCTAAACGATACCAATAAGCTAACCGCTACAAAAAATCTCACAGATCTGGTTCTTCAGCTAGTTAATGGTCTTCCAGAAACTGGAGGAATAGTCCAAAAGATTACTGGATGGAAAGATTTAGGTAATTTTGGATCAGATCTTGTATCTTTGGCTAATGGTGTCGGAGCTTATGCTGATGTTCTTGATCAGCACACCTTTGATCCAGAGCAGATCACAGCGTCAATGTTGATCGGCGAGCTAGCTAGTTCTATTCAAAATAATCTGCCAGAAAGTGGAGGATTAGTCCAAAAGATTGCTGGATATAAAAACTTAGGTAATTTTGGATCAGATCTTGTGTCTTTGGCTAATGGTGTTGGAGCTTATGCAGACGTTCTTGATGAGCATACGTTCGATACAACTCAAATACAAGCGTCGATGATGATTGGCGAGCTAGCCAGTTCTATTCAGAATAATTTACCCGAGAGTGGCGGACTTGTTCAGAAAATTGCGGGATACAAAGATTTAGGTGGCTTCGGCGAAGATCTTGTTCCTTTTGCTAATGGTGTCGGCGCATACGCCGATGTTTTAAGCCAGCATACGTTTGATCCAATGCAAATAACAGCATCAATGTTGATCGGACAGATAGCCACTACCATAGCAAATGACCTTCCGGATAGTGGAGGCGTTCTTCAGAAGATAACAGGATATAAAGATTTAGGAAGTTTCGGAGAAGATCTCACGCCTTTTGCTCAAGGGATATCAGACTTTGCGAATTCTGTTGACGGCATGGGGCTAGACGAGGAATCGTTCGAAAAAGCAAAACAAATTGCGAACTTTGCAGTAGAGTTGTCCAACAAGCTACCGGAGAGCGGGGGATTAATAGATTTTATAACTGGGGCTCAGGACCTTGGCGATTTTTCAACTGACATGGAAAGTCTTGGAACTGGAATTGCTAATTTTGCAAATGCGATAAACGGCTCAGAATATGATGAAAACAAAGTAAATAATGCCATAGCTATCGCAGAATCGCTTTCGACTATTCAGAAAACATTAGCCGATACCAGTCTCGAAGATGTAAACCCAAACGGGACTCTGAGCTTGTTTGGAGATAAAATAGCCGGGTTCGGCAACAGTATGAACACGTTCTATGGATATATTGCTGAGTGGGACATCTCCAATTTCACCAAAGCCGGAGGATGCTTTGCCGTTCTAAAGATTGGAATCGAGGATTTCTTAACGATAAGCTTCGACAAACTTGACGAGGTTAAATCCAAGATTGATGCGCTTAAGGAGTTGGAGCCTTCTGATCTGTTGGGCGATCTTACCACCAAATCCGACGCTATATTCAATGCTGCGGTAACTCTTTCAGATGCTCTCGCTGCCGGTCTAAACGACACTAGTGGCGATGGTACAGATCTTAAAGAATCTGGCGGAGTGCTAGTAGGCAAAGTTATTGAAGGAATAAAAAATAAAGCTGACGATATGCATAAGGCAGGTCAGTCTTCAACAAAAAACTATATTAACGGTCTGAAACAGCTCAGTAAGCTTAAAGCCGCAGGATCGACCGTCGCATCGACACCGCTTACCCAGATAATGGCGAAGGGTATTTTATACTTAGGCGCTGGAATTGCATTGGCGTCAAAGTTGTTATCTGGTTTGACGTCGTTAAACAGCACTATCGAGACTTGCTTGAACTCAGCAATCACCACATGCAGCAATAACGTTTGGAATAAATATCAGTCATTCTATAGCGCTGGTGCACATGTGGTTGCCGGACTAAACCAGGGAATGAAAGATGCTCTTACTGATCTTATAGAAACGGTTAACCAGATAGTCTCGGAAGTCAACAAGGCGATTAGAGAAAAAGAGAAAATAAAGTCTCCGTCTAAAGTATGGACGAGGTTTGGTGAATATATGGGTGGGGGTCTTGCTTTAGGTATTTACAATTCATTACGTATAATTAGAGATAGTGCAGTTGCGGTCGCAGACGAGGCAAATAGAAGCTTGTCGTCCGCCCTTTCTGGTGTTTCTGATGTGCTTATGAACGGTATGGACGCCGAGCCGACAATCAGGCCCGTTGTAGATCTTAGCGATGTTGAGGCTGGATCTATGGCAATAAGTCAGCTTTTAAATATGTCTGGGTCTATTGGTCTTAATAGTAATATAGGTTCGTTGGCGTATGCAATGGCTGGCTATAGCAATGGAGCAACAAATGACGATGTAATTTCCGCTATCAACGGGCTTCGAAAGAATCTCGGAGTGCGCGGAGACACTTACAATATTAACGGCATAACATACGATGATGGCAGTAATATTACTGATGCGGTCAGGACTCTTGTGCGTGCTGCTCGTGTAGAGAGGAGAGGATAATGGCAAATAAGCAAATAGAAAAAGTTACTCTCCAAATGGAGGGCGGCGCTTCCGGCTCATTGCTTGCTACGTGGGTGTGGTCAAATAAAACAGATCTGTCCCATACCGAAAACTATGAATATATATTTTCATATCTAACTTCTAACGGAGTGTGGATACAGGGAAGCAGATCAACTTCTGACACATCCAATAAAACGGCTTTATATTCAATACCAGATAACGCCTTACGAGTTAAATTCAAAGTAAAGCCGATAGCGAAAAAGCATAAGGTAAACGGAAACGAAGAGCCTTGGTTTACATCAGCCTGGTCTAAAGAAGTTGTGTATGTGGTCGGAACGGTGGGTACTCCTCCCGTTCCGGCTGTGCCATCGATCAAAGTTGAGAGGCTCGATGGAAAAGATGACAAAAACAATGCAATCGACGTATTCAAATTAACTGTACAAGTAAACATTTACGATACGCTGACTGACTATGTAGAGTTTACGGTTATACAAAACGATAACTCGAGATGGCACTCCGCGATAGTAAAAGTATCGATGAATATCGCGTCGTATTCCTGGTCAACATTAGAGCCGGGAAACGTATATAAAGTTAGGGCGAGGGCTATTAACAAATATCAAAGTAAAACCGATCCCACTTATAAGTATATTCATGAAACATACGAAAAGAATAATGCTGATCTTATATCAGAATGGAGCGAAT